AGATTTATTTCCTGCAGAAACACGTAATATCGGCAAAGTAGCAAACATTCATACATATAGTTATTCTAGTGTTTTTATTAACATTGAAGGTGCTAAAAATGTTACAACCGTTGCTGTTGATGCAGGCGGCACACAAAACCAACCAGTTGTGCGAGATATTGCGTTTAGTAATATCCAGTTTACTTCACCAAATAGACAATTGTTAGAGTATGAAATTGAAGATTATTTTGATCCAAATACAGGTTTAACAAACCCGACATGGATTCACCAGCAGACAACACAGTATTAATAGATAAATATATATAATAAACCAGAGGAACAACCAGTATGGCATACCAGATAGATAGATTTGATAACTCACAACTAACGATTGTAGAGGACGGCACGTTAGATCAAACAACTAACCTTAAACTCATAGGTAAAAACTATGCAGGCTACGGCGAAATTCAAAACGAAAATTTACTTTTCTTGCTTGAAAACTTTGCAGGCGGCAATGCACCTACAAGAGCTATTAGAGGACAGATTTGGTTTGATACAGCGCAAAACAAAATTAAATATTTTGTTGCAGCAGATAATGCATCTCCAGGAGTAGGGTACTGGAAAGCTACAGGTGGTTCAGAAGTTAATGCAGTTACACCAAATGGATTGTCAGAAGGAGACTTTTGGTGGAATAACAGTACACAACAGCTATATGTGCTAAACGCCGCTGGTGACTTTGTACTTGTAGGACCACAGGTTGCTGGTTCGGGTGTTACAAACATGGTTAGTGCTGAAGTACAAGATACCACTGGTACATCAAGAAGTATTATTCAAGCAATTATCGACGATACTATTGTATATATTATTAGCTCTAATGAATTTTCGTTAAATGCAGTTAATCCAATAGAAGGATTTGATAGAATCCGTAAAGGCTTAACAATGAAATGGACTATGAACGCTGATAACGGTGTTACTAACAGTGCTGAAGTTGCAGAAAGAGTATTTCAATATCACGGAACAGCATCTAATGCTGCAAAATTAGGCGGAATTGACGCTGCTAATTATGTAACTACAGCAGCACCTAGTTTTTCAAACACAGTAACATTTAGTGACACAGGGCTAACAGTCGGTAATGAATTAGATTTAAAACTTTCAATTGAAAACGGCGATAAAGCAGTGATTGAAAATCAAACTGGTAACAGTAGTGAAATTAGATTTAAAGCAACTAATGAAAGCGGCACAGGAACAACATCAATTGTTGTAAAACATAATGAACTAGCTCCATTTACAAACAACAACATTACACTAGGTAATGCAAGTTATAAATTTAGCGAAGTACATGCTACTGCATTCAAAGGCGAAGCGGACCAATCTGCATTATTAGCAGTAGACGATAATGCTACAGTGCCTTATCAGTCAGCTTCAATTGCTGCTACAGCAAACAAGATTGTATCAAGAGACAGCGCTGGTAATATGGCAGCAAATGTTATTACTGGTACTGCAACACAAGCTCGTTACGCTGACCTTGCAGAGAAATATACAACAGAAACAGAACTACCAGCAGGAACAGCAGTTGCAGTTTCAGTTAACGAAGAGTATGAATTAATGCCAGCAAGAGCAAGTAATCTTTGCATTGGCGTAGTATCAACAGACCCTGCACTAATGATGAATTGCGAAGCTGAAGGACAGTACATTGGACTTAAAGGACGTTTGCCTGTAAGAGTAAATGGCCCAGTCAAAAAAGGCCAAGCAGTATATGCATGGAACGAAGGTGTATGTCGCACTATCGAAACTACTGCACTAGTTGGCGTAGCACTAGAAACAAACTTAGATGAAGGTGAAAAACTAGTAGAGTGCGTTCTTAAAGTATAAGGAAAATAAATGGCTGCTGATATAATTACAGCATCAAGGTTTAACCTTTTACAAAAAAGATTGTCATCTATACTGGGCAGTGGTAATTCTCAGTCAGGATACGGTCAAGGTATATCCGGTTATGGCGGGCGTGTATCAAGCAGTGAAGTTTCGATATTAGACGAAAGCAACAGAAATATTGCTACTGCTGAAAATATTAATGAGCTTTATACTGATATATTACGAGCAAGAATACATCAAATTGGTTATGAAAATGAAGAAATTACAAACACAGTTCGTAATGCTAGACTAACACCTAATCTAAACCTTATAGCAGATGAAACTAGTAATTTCTTTTCAGACTTAGCTGTTGAATCTGAAGATCCAGATGGCGAATTATTAGGTATGCGTGATTTTGAACGTATGATGAGTCTTGTAGAGCGTGATAAATTTCTTGTTCATGATTCGATGGCAGTAGAAGAAACAGGCGAAAGCTTCTTTAGGGTAAGACCTTGGGATTTTAAATTAACACACGAAGTACGAGTGCGTTTTAGAAATGCAAATCATCGCAGACACTTTTTTAATAGCGGCGGCCAATTGCGTATAAGTGCATTATTAAATAACCCTGCTGGCAACAAATCTTTAGATTGGGCACAAACATTATCATTAGCCGGAACAATTAAGTTTGGCTATAATTATTGTGAATCTACAAGCACTGACACTACATCTCCGCCAACAATACTATCAGGAATTGGAAATTATCAACTTTCAAATCAATACGATGTGTACACTGGAACAAACCTTATTGGGCCGTTGTTTGTAAAACAAAGCCGTGGCGAATACGATGAAGGCAGATACATAGGTAATAATTTTACAATAAGTGCAAAAGAAATTAATGCATCAGAAATACAATTTAGAATGGTATATGATGATGTATCTGCTGATTCTTTCCAGTATGTGCAAGGAACAATGCGTAGTTTTGTAAATCACTACCGTTCTAAAGGTACTTTTGCTTCCGAAAATGATATATACTTAAACGTGGAGGTTCCTGCTCCATATTATGAAAATATAACAACTTTTTAGGACAGTAAATGGCAATTGGTGATACAGTTACAGCAGACCGGTTTAATAACCTTCAGACACGTATCACAAGAATTTTAGGATTCGGTAGTGGAGACTTTGGGTATAAGCAAGGATATAGCGAATCAACGGGAAATTATGGACCAGCTGAAACTAGCTCACAAGTTTCAACAGACCCCCTTAGTAATAGAAATATTGCAACAGCAGCTGACGTAAATGAACTATATGTTGATTTACTAAGAGCTAGAATACATCAAATCGGTTTAGACAATAGCGAAATTACTAATATTATCAAAAATACAAGGATAGTAAAAGATAGTAATGTAATTGCAGATGGAGAAAGTTTCTTTGTAGATAATGATGGTATTGAAACAGTTGACCCAGAAGGATTTGCTAAAGGATTTGCTGACTTTGAGTTATTAATGGATAATATAGAATTAGATAAGTTTATTTGCCATTCGACTCAAGGTGTAGCAGAAACTGGAACATTAGCCAATACCGGATTACCAGCTATCTCACAAAGAACAGACGGGTGGAATACTACAATTAATTTTGTAGTAAAAGCTGTATTTGATAATTACGATCATCGCCGTGCATTTTTTAATAGTGGTGGCGAAATACGAATGGAAGCAGACCTAGAGTTACCCGAAGGAGCAAAATCTGGAGATTGGACTAATTTACTAAATTCGGCAGGTATTGTAAAATTTGGATATGATGAAACAATCGGTACCGAAGATGGCATAAAGTATCCAGTTGGAAATAATGATTTAGATCAACTAGAGTATCAGCTATTATTTTCTAAATCAAGCGCAGGTATTACGCTTGGGGGAATTTATGCAGCAAATAATTTTACAATAAGTGCAAAGCTACTTAGTGATAGAATTATAGAATTTAAGTACGAATTTGACGATGCTGATAGCTCCGGAGAAATTGATGACTTTGTTACAGGAAATATGACAGCGACAATCGGACATTTTAGAGCTAAGGGTGTTTTTGATGACGCAGAGGATAATATATTTAATGTAGAAGTACCACCGCCCGTGTATGAAATAGTTACTGAACTATATGAGGGAGTGTAGATGCCCACAACAATAAAAATTACTGCGGCTAATTATAATAGTTTGCAAGATCAAATATCTGCTATATTAACAACTAGCCTTGCTGGATCACCCCAAACTGGGTGGGGCCAAAGTAGTAACAGCGATACACACGAACCAACTGCTCCGCAATCAACATTGATTACAGCACAGCAATACGAAGATTTGTATATAGATGTTGTACGCTCACGAGTACACCAAATAGGCGCAGCAAATTTTACAATCGATGACTTTGTTACAGGTGACTATGCAACAAACACTACCGATACAGATTTAGTAGAGCATCTTTATTATACTAATTTACAATCTCTTATTACTACTATAGAAACAGATAAATTTGTTGTTCATACTTCGCAAGTAGAGGAAGTTGCTTATGCTGCTAATCAACGCACTACAGGATGGAATGTAAAAGTAGTGCATGAATTTAGCCTAACTTGGACAAGCGCAGAACATAGACGACATTATTTTAATGCAGGCGGGTTAATCCGTTTATACACTGATCTAGCAGGTAATTCAACAGCAAAAGGCACAGACTGGGCAAATGCACTTGATTACGGAACTTTAAACTTCAGCCACAACGAAACTTATACCCTTGACGGCGCAAATAAAACAGTATCGAGCTCGTTAGGAAATTATAACGGATTAACAAGCTCATATCAAATAATTTTATCTCGTAGTCCTGTAGCTTATACACCAAACATTTACACAGTTGAAGTAAAAGAAGTAAATGATTCTCGCTTAGATTTTAGAATTACATATGATGATGTAAATAACTCTGCACTAACACCGGCTGATGCAAATGATGGATTTCCAGATGTAGATGAACCAGTTACAGGTACATTAACAAGCCAAGTCGAATCCGTCAAGCCCTGGGGCGAAATTACAATAGGCACTACAACCTACGACACAGTAAAAGTAAACGAACCTACGTATGCTGTAATAACAAATTTATCATCAGGCTCTTGACACACTCTTAATTTTATGTTATAATAAGCTAAACTAGGAGTATTCTATGGACGAGCGATTATCACAAGCACTTGAGTTTTCGAACTATATCACAACAATTAACAATCAAAAAAGAATGATCAAGGAAAACTATTTTCAATCATTGCTATATTTTTTTCAAGGTGGACAATTTACTATCACAAAAGAACTTATTACGTTTGTAACATTATTAGTTGAAAAAGGCAATGTTGAGAATGTTGTACTAGTTGACGACAATGATATACCGATTCAAATTAACAATCTTGAAATGTTTTTAGAAGAAGTACTCTCAAGATATTTTGAAACAGCAAACAAGTATCATCAGATGTACACTGAACTAGCAAAAAATAGAGATATCGGATCATTAGTAAACAATGACTAAGGGGGTAGTATTAATTGCAAATAATAACGGTGCTGTTGATTATGTCAAACAAGCAACATATTGTGCAAAACGCATAGAAAAATATCTAAAACTACCAGTGACACTAATAACAGATAGTTATGATTACGCAGTAGAAACATCAAATAATGTATTTGATAAAATAATATCTACTGACTATAAAACATCTAATAACAACAAAATTTATTATGATGGAGCAATGTCTCACAAAATATTAATGTTTAAAAATCATAGCCGAACTGTTGCTTATTATAATACACCGTATGATCAAACTATATTAATGGACACAGACTACTTAGTTTCTAGTAACATACTTAATAATTGTTTTAGTATGTCATCAGATTTAATGATGTATAAAGATAGCTATGACATTTCTAATGTAAGAGATGTTAGCGAGTTTGAGTATATAAGTGATAAGAGTATTGACTTTTATTGGGCTACTGTAGTATACTTTGAAAAGTCTAAAAAGAACGACATCTACTTTAATCTTATCGATCATATAGAAGAAAATTGGAAATATTATCAAAATATGTACGATATTAATTCTAATTTATTTAG